ACGCGCACTCTCGAAAACTCCTGATGGCGTAACGCCCTACTTCGTACGATCTAACGGCACCGCCACGATCCAGAGCGAGGTACGCGACTTTGGCGAAGGCATCTACGCATCTACCCATGCCGCTCCCTACGATAAATCGTTAAGAAGCATTGTGGTCGAGCACCTGACCGACGCAGAAGCCTCACCAGAAAAAATCGACGAAGCGGGCCGTATTGCGGTGAACCTCTCCAGCGTGCGCGCTAACATTCGCGCAAAGAGGGCGTTTGCTGAATGGCACAACCTATCTAACTCCGGCGTACCCGCCCTACTCGCCCAAGAAAAACATCTGGCAAAAGAACTTCGCGACCTCACAGGCAACGAATACGATCAGGTCACGCCCATCGTCTGTAACTGTGAGCGCTACGCTGACTTTAGCCATACGTCATCCAACCTACCCGATGAGTGGCTTATCTCAGAATTCATGAAAGCCGCCATTCAGGGAGATCGCGCCACCTCTGTAACCGCTACGGGCGAACTGGCTAAAGCCATGAACTCTAGAGGTGATCGAGGCAAAGCACTGTACAACGCGTTCTGGCGCACCATAGCAAATGGCGACATCGCTGACGAGTCTGCCGCCAAGTCTCGCACAAACGAAATCCTCCAAGACCTTGGCTATGACGGAATCAAGTTCACCGGAAGCCATAAAGTTCCGGGCGGGCAAGACACTCACGTCGAGTACATGATCTTTGATAGAGATAGCGCTCGCCGCCTCGATGATTCGCACTGGGAAGACGGCGAGGTTCTGGAACTTACCTCACCCACCCCGAACTACACCACCCCTGTATCGCCTATCGTCAATGACATCCTCTCCGGCGGAGACGGTCGCACCGTATCGGTAGGTGAGCAATTAGCCGAACTTCGTGGCGTAGCCAACTTACTGGACAGCATCCGCTCGCGTGGCGCTCCATCCCCGGAGAACGTCATCGAAGGGTTTCGTAAAGGCCCGGTCTACTATTTACGCAAAGGCTCTGCCCGACTCCGCAAGTATGGAGACAAGTACATCTCCGACTTCCTACAGAAAGAGAACGGCACAGGCATCTTCGAGCGCGTCGACAACGAGATTGGCCGGAAACTCATGCCAATTATCCGCGCCCTCAACGAACTACCGGGGACAGGTAACACTGTACAGCGCTGGTTTAAGCGGTCACTCGATGTCCGGCACCGTTCCAACCCAACCGAAGCAGAGAACCGGGTCATCATGGCGCTCCGCACTGGTGAGGAAGAATGGCTTACCGATCCCGCTGAACGCCGCGCATACCAACGTATCCGCGAAACTCTCGACAACGAGAAGGATGCGCTGATCCACTACGGCATCATGCACGGAGGCATTGCTGAAAACTACGTACCGCAGATATGGTCAGCGGAACGTCTTCGGAAAAACACTGACCGCGCTGTAGAAAAACTTGCCGACTATTTCGTAACTGAGTCCTTGGCTCGTGACGAAATGTTGCCGAGAGAACGCGCGCAAGACATCGCCCGACGAATGATCCGAAACATCACGGATGACAACGGCGTTCACCTGCCTCCTCAGTACGCTACCAAGAACGAGCCGGGTCTCGACCACGTCGACTACCAGCGTATGATCCAACTCCATCGGCCAGAGTTTCGTCAGAATCTCATGGCGCTGAGTGAGTTCCTTGAAAATGACATTTCCTCCATTCTTGCCAAATATCTGGACGGCTCTACTCGCAAGATCGAATACGCAAAACGATTTGGCGTAAACAATCATGCCGCCTTAATGTACATGCGCATCTTAGAGAACGGCCCCGAAGCCGCACAGGCCGCTCTACTCAGACCTCGTGAAATGCGCCGCACAATACGCGGTGTCGTAGACGGTGAGGTCGAGACGATGCAACGCACTGACCAGATTCCCGCACCATTTGGCGAGAATCAGGTAGGCGCTCAAGCGCTCCTTAACGACGTGATGGATGCGATTAAGAATCCTCAACGCGGCGGAACTCAGGAAGCCGAGCAAATCCTAAAGAATCCCGATCTGTTTAGTTTCCGATTGTCGGACAAGAAACAGTTCCAGTGGGATCGCCGCGCCGAAGCCATCGTCGCTGGCTTGGAAAACCACAGCAAAGGCGCGGTAGCGCCCAGTGAAGTTAAGGTCATGGAAGACCTGCTCTTAGCCGGTATGCGTAAGCCAGTCGGGGACTCACACTTCCAGACAGCAATGCGTCCATTCTCGAAATTCATGCGCAACTTTAATGCGCTGACCATGCTGAGTTTCACTACAGTCACGTCATTGACCGACCCATTCATTCCCCTGCTCCGCTCTGGCGAAGTGGGCGCATGGGTGCGCGGCATGAGGAAGTACGCCGCCGACCCCGATTACCGGGAGATGATGCGCGACAGTGGCTTGTCCATCGAGAACTACGTACACAACCGACTGGTCGGACTCTATGGCGCAGACGCATCGAAACTCACGACGGCGTTCTTCAATGCAACCATGCTCTCACCGTGGACGGATTCCATGCGGGAGATGGCAGGCATCATTGGCTTCGAGTGGTTCAAGACAGAACAGCGCCGCATTGCCAAGCACGGACTCAACAGCCGCGCGGGACGCAAGGCCAAGCGTGTACTAGAAAGGTACGGCCTTAGCGAATTTGCGACTGAAGGTGCCGTGCCAATCGAAAACCTAGTGAAAAGCCGACGACACATAGGCGCTCAGTACGACGAATCTATCGACCCTGAGTTCGTTCTCCAAAGTAACGTGATGCGGGATGCGCTCGTTAAGTTTGCGAACGATACGATCTTCGCTCCAAACACCAACGATGTACCTCTGTGGGCGCAGACCCCCGCAGGCGCTATGGTCTGGCAGTTGAAGTCCTTCCCCATGATGATGGCTCGCCTGTCCAAAGACTCGATCATGGAGATAGTCAAAGACCCGACCAACCTGCACTCGTACAAGCCGCTCACAATGCTCGCAGTCATGGGGCCAGCGGGTGGCTCGATGGCTATTGCCGCCAAGGATATTATCCAGATGCGCGGTGACGAAGATCAGGGTATGCTCCGAGATCGCCACGGTAAAAACATCAACTGGCTCAAGGCGGTCGGGTATAACCCTGACCTTCACGGCGATCCAAACGATTTTGCGGGATGGTACGTCGAAGGTCTCATGCACATGGGTGGCTTTGGTCTCTACCTAGAACTACTCCACAATGTCGTAGAGCAGGCAGACAACGGAATGTACGGCTACTCCCGCGCCATGAGCAACATCGCTGGGCCGACAGTCAGCCAGACGATTGGCTTGTGGAACCTCGGATCAGGGCTTCACAACATGGTGTTAGGTGATGAAGGTGATCCCAACGGCAAGGGAAGACAAGCCGCGCGCGAACTCGTTCAGCGCGTCCCAGTTGTAGGCGGGATTAAAGCAGTAAAAGAAAGTCTCGTGGATGCGATGGCTGGCGAGCCGACGAGAGGGAAAAAAGGAAGGTACGCTGGCCCCTCATACGGCGGGGCCAAGTACGGCGGATCAAAGTACGAGTAGTTCAAACTCCTCGCAAGCCTCTTTCGCTGGCTTGTCGTGGTAATTGCAATACCACGCTTTGTTCTGACCGTATAAGTCAGGCACGCTATGTGCACACAGGCTACACCGTGGCTTGGGATCGATCTCGTTCGGATGCCAGCACGATGTCCGCTTGAAACATCCACGACAGCGCCAATCCGATTCCGTTTTGTGAGCACGCTCTGGCTCGCTGATGGCTTGCGAAATCTTCTGACGTAAGTTCGAGACCTCAAACTCATCATACTCGATGACTTCGATGTGATACTTGCAGTCGTCTTTGCAGATCGCCACGAGCAATGACTTCCTCATCTTGCTCAGGTGCATCGCTAACATGCACTGCGCAAAGTAATTCGGGTGCGATACCTTCACGCCCTTCTTCTCGAACGCGCTGAACTTACTCTTGTTCATCGTTTTAATTTCCAAGACGCACGGCTCCTCATCCACGTAGATGATACCGTCAAGATGGCACACAACATGATCGCCTAGCGCTGTGTACTCGTACTGGTCGCCCGTGATCTCGTCCACTTCGCTTACACCATACCCGCCCTTCTTCTTCAAATCCGCAACGACCATGTCTTCAAGAGCATGGCCAACATTAAAAATGCGAAGAAGGCGCGGCATGGGTGAGTCTTCGGGGAAGCCACGCATAGACAGATGCAGGTACGCAGTGCAGTCGTTACCAATAATTGACGCCCCTATATAGGAGCGCGTCTTGTAGCGAATAGGATCGCCCTCTTTATCGAGGGCGTCCATAAGTGATTGCGCCGTCACTCGACCGACCCCCACACTATCGCGTTTCGCCCCGATCTGGTGAGCCTGCGCTCACCCGTATCCGAAAGAAACCCGTCTTTGACAAGGTGCCTAATCGTGGCTGAAATCGATTGATGCTTCGCGCCTAATAGCACTTCAACCTCGTCACATGTATATGCCCGAGACTCCATCAGCAGACTCACTCGATCTCTGAGCGTCGTGCCGACGCGACTGAACGCCTCTCTACTGGTTTGCTGTATCAACATAATGCCTCCAAAAAAAAGAAGGGGGCTGTGCGCCCCCTCCCTTATCCCAAAAATATGGCGATAGTCACTAAGGCGATCAAGAACACAAAGATCGCGCTCCATGACATCCACCAGCGTCCCATGCTAAAAATCAGGGAGCGCATCATCAAACTCCTGAGCCGCACCATTCTCTGGCACGGGTGCGCTGTCGTTGGCTGGCATCCGGTATCCCTTTACCTCTGGACGGGAGACCATGACCTGCCCCGTATTGGGATTACGGCGTTCTTTGGACATGCCTATCACGACGCCGACGTGTAGGCCACGCATAGTCGCAATATCCCCCGGCTTGTCAGGCGAGGGATGCCCTCCAAACTGCAACAGGCTCTTGAGTTGGCGTTGACCAATCTCCTGCGCCATCTTGGATGTCTTGTGGTGCACGTTGATCCAATGACGGATTGATCCGCCACCGCCCACATCTTCGAGTTCGACCATCACCTGATGGCCGTTACCGTTGTTCATCTCCTGCCACTCGGCGTTTGCGACACGCACGTCGTAAGTCCCCGGCTGAAGAATGGATACACCCTTGGCTTCGGTTACGGAAGACAGGTCGAGTTCTGAAAAACTTGCAAAGGTATTGCTCATGCGGCTTTCTCCTTCTTGATCTGAGTAGGTTTAAGTTTTCGGTTTTGGCTTTCACGATATTTGGCATACTTTTCATCATCTGTTCGTATGAGTTTGAGAAGCGTTACCACGTTGTCACATGGCTCCACGGGCTTGAGTCTTCCGCGAGGGTCGCGGGACTTCCCGTGCCAACCACGCACTTCTTCCGTGATCAGGAAGCGCTTAATCGTCGGAGAATTCTTATCACCGTCCGTCGTTCGCACGCCACAGAAAACGTGATCGAACAGCGCAGGGAGTTGCTTCGCGACTTTGTTGCCCTTGATAAGCGGCCAGTAATTTACGTTGCCGTTATCGTCGGTTTCCTCGGATACAAGGCACGTCATATATACGTGCATATCCACATCTCGAAGCCACTTCAGCGCGCCTATCATTAGGCGGCTGTACTCGCCCCATTTTACGAATCCGTTTGTCACGTCTTTAAATTCCTCCTCGACGTGCTCCATCAGTTGGTCGGAGAGTTCAGTCAGGCTGTCCACGGCAAGCCACTGGTATCCAGCCTTTGCGAACTCGGGTGAGGACATCATGCGTACGATCCCACGGAACGAGTACACGCCATCGTCCGGCCTGTGATCTCCATCCCATGATTTGAAATCGACGTACTCAATGTCCGTGTCTTCCAAAGACTTGAGACCGCCCTCCCCGGAAAGGATCAGCCCTTTACCGTAGGATTCCGCATAGTGCCTGCACTGATGGGTCTTGCCCCATCCGTGATGACTCATAATCAGGGTCTTGTCTTTAATAAACTTCGTGTCATTGGTTTTCTTCGTGTTAAACATTCGGGTCATGCTCCAAGCAAAAGTCGTCGACCTCGGACTCGTCCTCGAATTCGACGTAGGTGAGACGTTCGTACGGCTTCGCTGTGAGAGCGCCAACGATGCGATCCTGAAGATCGTCGGACATCCCCTCCCAGTGTTTGCGACTAAAGGACAACTTCAGCCCAAAATCCTTGGCTTCCCCGAAACTAAGAACTTCGTCAACCAGCATTTGCAATAAGGTCTGGCTGTCCCAGTTCAATCGGGTGTGCACCTTCAGCACGCCACATATATGCTCGTCGAGCCTTGCGATCTCGGTAGTTCCGGGTGCAGGGTCGTCAGGCAACGTGGCACGTACGGCGTTCTCAGCGATTTCCAAGCGTTCTTGGGCGACACGTAGGTTTTCCCGTGCCCGCTTCCATGCGGCCCCGGATGACATGTCATCAAAATTAGCGCTACGGCCCTCGAAAGAGGCCCATTCGTCACTCTCTACTGCTTCTTCGATTTCCGGCATCTCTGGCCCCCCTTGACCAACCGCTGAGTCCGACATATTATACACCTTTCGGATTCCCTTGCAACACCCTTCCGGTGCTGTAAGGACGCCTTTAATCACGACGGGAGTTAAGATGCGAAGGATAGATATTGCCCAGTTGATCAACGATCAGGGTGGGGCAAGAGCAGTTGCCGAAGCAAT